TTAACTGGCTTTTTTGATCTGCGGCAGATCGAATGCTTTGCGTAATGCGCGCACAAAGGCTTTGTCATGGCAGATGGTTTTACCGGGGCTATCGGAGAGCTTCGCTACCGGCTTACCGTTACATTCCACCAGTTTTATCACGATGTTCAGAGGTTTTACCTGAGGGATGTCGCAGGTCAGACGGGTACCAATCCCAAAGCTCAGGTTAATTCTGGAGGTGAAATGACGATAGAGATCGACCGCTTTTGCCAGATCGAGGTTATCAGAGAAGACCAGCACCTTGGTCATTGGGTCAATGCCCAGTTTTTCGTAATGGGCAATGGCCTTTTCACCCCATTCAACCGGATCCCCGGAATCATGGCGTAATCCCTGATAACGTTCGGCAAATTCAGGGCCAAAATCACGCAGGAACGCGTCCATCGTAATACAGTCGGTAAGCGCGATGCCCAGTTGATTGGGATATTCTTCCAGCCACGCGGCCAGTGCGGCACGCTGGCTGTTTGCCAGGTCCGGGCTTATCTGCTGATGCGCCTGGAACCACTCATGCGCCTGGGTACCCATTGGGGTCAGATCCAGACGACGTGCCAGATCGTAGTTGCTGGTGCCCACGAACCACGGCTCCTGCTGCAGACGCTTCACAATAGCCTGCTGCACTTCGCGAGAGAAACGGCGACGCGTGCCAAAATCCATCAGGCGGAAGCGGGACATATCCAGCCCTTCGGTCAGCGTTGAGAATGCGGCCAGTTTATTTTCCAGCGACGCGACTGCCTGCTCAACGCCGGTTTCCGGCGAACGGTAGCGGTGGGCCAGTTCACTGATCACCGCGAGAAGCGGAACTTCCCACATGATCACTTCACGCCACGGGCCTTCAAGACGAATATCCAGCTTGCCGTTATCATTGACCACGGTCACCTGCTCCGGCTTATAGCGGAAGTCGCGCAGCCAGTTCAGGTAGTCAGCTTTAAAGAAGGGCAGGCCAGAGAGCCACTGATATTCGTCGTCCTGCAGCGTCAGATGCTGCATAGCATCGACCTGTTCACGAATGGAGTCTGCGTAGATACCGAGCAAGTCGTCACCACGGCAGCGGAATTCCGCCGCGACATGGACGTCATAGTAATGGTGGAAAACGGCTTGCTGCATATGCAGTTTATACGCGTCGGTATCCAGCAATGTATGCAGAACAGGAGAAGCGAATTGAGTCATAGGTGCGCAGTAGCATCCTCTCACAGGAGCGTTTAGTACAATAAACAACTCCGGAGTATACCTTGTTTAGTGATTTATTGAACCCCGATCACAACATAAGCGCTCTTTATGGTCGAGGGCATTTTGTGCCCCGTGTTATACAAATGTAGCAATAACACTGCTAATCATCTGATATCTATTGTTTTTAGCGAGCCTTTGTAATGGTCTGGGGCATGGGTGGGACAAAATGTGATAAAGCCTGGTTCAAAATAGAAACCTGCTCCGCACTTTTCTCCGACATCCACTTTCCGTAAACCTTATAAACCATCTGGGCATCTGTATGACCCATCTGCGTAGCTATGAAGTTTGGGTTGGCCCCGGCGGACAATGACCAGCAAGCGTAAGTATGTCTTGACTGGTACGCGTTTCGGTAGCGTATGCCAGCACGTTTTATAATTGGCGCCCAGATTTTGTTAATTGAATTGACCGCGTAGTGGTAACCTCTTCGCGGACCCCGTTTGATGCATTGTGGGCTGAAAACGAATGTGCATGGATGCATAACTGCCTGGCCATACTCACGCAACTTCACCTCTATTTCGTACTGCCGGCCAAGACGAGTAAGATGAGCCTGGCTCTTCAGTGCGTCGATAGCTGGCTGAATAAGATAGATAACCCTGTCAGTTCCAGCGTCTGTTTTTGGAAGGGTGAACTCATCCGTTTGAGTCAGGTTACGTTTCACTGTAATGGTTCCCGCGTGCAGATCTATATCCTCCCATGCCAGCCCGCACAATTCCCCGTGCCTCATGCCGGTATAGACTGCCAGCGACCAGAGATTTTGCATCTGCTGGTGGCCGCACGCCTGTATAAACCGGATAAACTCATCTGTAGATAGCGGGTCTGGTTCTCCCTTTGCCCTCTTGAGGCGGTTAATTCCGCTAAACGGGTTTTCTTTTGTGTAGCCATTATCAGCACCGAACTGGAAAATCTCAGCCATGAGCATCATGTAATTGTTGACCGTGGATGACTTTCTTCCTTTCACCTGGTGACGGTGATCCTTCTTCATCACATGAAAACCGGTCAGCAACTCCTTTCTGACATACAGCAAATCCTCAGTCGTGACAGACGAAACGAGGTTGTTTTCTCCGATGCGCGGCAGCATGTTTTTCACGATGGATTCATACCTGCTCATCGTGTTTGAGCTGATCTCCATTCGCTTTAGATCAGACCACTTATTTACCAGCTCTAAAACAGTGATTTCCTTACTCTCAACCCCGAATTTCTTCAGGTTTGGCGAGTCCGGGAACTGGGTTGAATAGTTGAAACTTCCGGTCTTAATTGAAAAGCACACCGACGCACGAAGCTCGCCAGCGACCTTTCTGTTTTTTGGTGTATCCGGCACGCCGAGGCTTTCACGCACCCGGCTACCTTTATAGATGAACCATATGCGGAGCGTTCCGCCGTGGTTCTCCACGCCTGTTGGGTATGCTGACTTAGCCATTATTCCCTCCTGACGTCCAAGAGCCCGCTAAGCATATCCCAACAACCTCGAGTTCGACCGCTATTATCGGGCTTATGAGCGCAACGCGGTGGCGTTTGCCGCCGTGCATAAGCTTCTCGATTCATGCTGGGCTGATAACCCGACGATCATCGACGGTGACGACGGCAAAGAGTCAACGGAGACAACGGACTGGGAAAAATCAGTCACTAAGTTGCTAAAGAAGCACTGGCCGAAAATTAAGGATGCGGATCGCCGTAATCTCGTTGGCCGGTACTCAGCATTGCTCATTCAGTTCCGTGACGGCAGGGAATGGCACGAGCCAGTCGACCGAGCGAAGGTTAAATCCCTACGGAATATCGGTAACGGACCCATTGTTAAGCTTATCCCCGCGTGGGAATCGCAGATAAAGCCTGGGAACTTCGACACCGACACTCTTTCAGAAACCTACAGCCAGCCTGTTTCGTACAACTTCAACGAGCAGCCCGTAGGTGATGATGGTACGTACGGCCCGGTGCGCGGCGTTACCGTACACCCCGAGCGAATCATCATCCTCTGCGAAGGCTCTGAAGACGAAAACATGCTCTCAGGCGTGCCATTCCTGCGTGCTGGATACAACAAGTTGCTCGACCTTGAAAAGGTGTCGGGTGGTAGTGCTGAAGGGTTCCTGAAGAATGCCAGTCGCCAGCTCGGGATTGCGTTCGACAAGGAGACCAATATCGCGAACCTGACAAAGGCAGCCACAGACGCTGGCTACAAAGACCTGGGCGAAGCGCTGAACGACAAAGTCGCCAAGATGAACCGAGGCACTGATGCCGCCCTGGTAATGCAGGCTGGCACGCCATCGGTGCTCTCCGTTGCAGCTGCAGATCCATCCCCTACATGGACAGTGGCCGCCAACGAATTTGCATCTTCGATTCAATGCCCGTTCACCATTCTGTTCGGTCAGCAGACGGGGCGGCTTGCCTCAGATGAGGACAAGACAGACTGGGCGAAGCGCTGTAACGGTCGCCGCTGGGGATTCCAGTCGATGGTGGTCGAGAGCGTCCTTGAGCGCTTGTGGACGGTTGGTGTCATTGACCCGCCATCATCCGGAGAGGTCACGCTGGCATGGTCTGATCTGCTCGCGCCGAGCGAGCAAGAGAAGATTGCCAACATGCAGGCAATGGCTGCAGTTGCGAAAGATACCCAGCAAGCATATGGCACACCGGCAGTGGATGAAAACGAAATCCGCGCGGTTGGTGAGCTGGAGCCTCGCAAGGTCGTCCAGCCCCCGAACCCTGATGTAAAGCAAACCGATAAGGATCCGCTGACTGATGATAATGACAGCGCAAACCAGAATCGGGACGCCAATCGTACCGCGTAACAAAGCTGACCCGACGCAATCATCGCGGCAGGTCAGCCGAATGTTCAATGATATCGAAGACCGATATCTGAGTATCAAGCGCAGGCTGAAGGCACTGTTTGATCAGAGGCTGAGCGGGCAGCAGCGTGAGGTTAACGCCGAGCGGTCCTGGAAGAGGTGCAATAACGGGGGCGCTGAGCCTTCACTGTATCAGGTCAATGTCGGTAAGTTCATCTACGACATGACCTCTGCTGAGCTGGCTGATTTGCTGCAGGTTGTGCAGTCGATACTGGATGACGAGCTTCTTGATGGCGGCAGTCAGAACCTCTGGGCGATGGATTACGTCATTGCGGAGTATGACCGCGGCACGCTAAACGCCTTCACTAACCTGTCTGTGCAGTCGCAGGTGTACGCCAGCCAGACGACGCTACAGCAGCTGTTAAACAGTCCCGGTCACCTTAATCAGGTGGCGGCGGCCAGGCTGACAACGTTCAGTGACTGGAAGGTTATCAGCGACACTGCTCGCGGCGATTTAACCAACATCATCACCGATGCGGTGGCGCGCGGCGTGAATCCTCGCGAGACGGCCAGCGTCATCAGCAAGCGCCTCGATGTGTCCATGTCGAAGGCCAAGGCCATCGCTCAGACTGAGCAGGTCGGTGCGCTGCGTGAAGCTCAATGGAATGAAACGGACTGGGCTTCCGAGAGGCTCGGGCTGAACACTGGTCTTCTCCATCTTTCTGCGCTGAAGCCTACCACCAGGACAACGCACGCATTCTGGCATGGAAAGGTCAGAACCGTGCAAGAGGTGCGCGACTGGTATGCAGTAGATGGTAACAAATACCACTGCTATTGCAGCCAGATTCCGGTGCTGCTTAACGACGACGGCAGCATTTTCAATCAGGGGTTAGCTGAGAAGCTGGCGAAAGAGCGCCAGCAGTGGCAGCATAAGTAAAAACTTAGTCATAAAATGTCGCTGGGATGGTCAAATGAAATTTCAAATAACAAAGTCCGCTTTCTTAATAGCCGCTTTAGGTGCTGGTTCTTTTTCTGCTAACGCTAACGAGTTAGATTTGCTAAACGCTAAAAACGATATGGCTTCAGCGATAACTAAGATGGGGTTACTGACAAACTCTTTTACAGAGCAAGGAAAGCAGTCCCCTTCGTTAACGGGTATGAAAATAGCACAAGGGTTTGCTAAAAACTTTGATGATTTTATCGTGCAAAGATTACAACAAAATCAGTCATGTTCTGACATTCAAAATGAAGCGGAAAAAAATATCAACGCAGGGCTTAATCAAGGTAGGGACTCATCAATGGGAGCTGCAGCTGAAAAAGCCAGCAAAAATGTTGAGGCCGCAATGAAAAATTATATCAAAGTACAGTGCGCTAATTTAACTGAATGACATTCTGCTATTCACCATAACCCGCTTCGGCGGGTTTTTTATTGCCTGAACTCCACCAATGAGGACCCAGCATGAAACGCAACCGCGTTAACGTGCTGACCGTCGTCAACTCCGCCTCAAACATCACCACTGAAACCATAGACGGCAAGCCACATATCGTGGTTCGCGGCATCACGCCTGTCGTGGACGATATCGTGATGAACCGGAAGTTGTACCCGGCAGCAGAAATCGAAAAGGCCTACAACACGCTTGAGCGTAACCCAATGCCGCTGGGCCACCCGAAAGTGGACGGCAAGCATGTGTCAGCGCGCGATGTCCGGGCGGTGAATGAATATCACGTCGGGGCATGGCTACAGAATGTCAACCACAAAAACGGCAAAGTGACGGGCGATATGTACGTTAATCGCCAGTACGCCGAATCCAGCGATAAGGGCAAACGCCTGATTAACCGCCTGGATGAGATGCTGGCCGGCACCAATTCCGACCCGATCCACATCTCCACCGGCCTGCTGTATTCCGGTATTGCCGCCAACGGCGAGTCGAAGGGCAAAAAGTACAACGAAATCGCCACCAACATGATGTTTGACCATGTGGCGGTACTGCTTGATGAGCCTGGTGCCGGAACGCCGGAAGAGGGCGTGGGCATTTTCGTTAACTCAGAAGGTGATGAGCAGCAGATCGAAGTTGCCCGCCTGGCTGACGGAATCGACTGCACCCGCGACGGGTTGCTCAACAAGACCAAATTTTTCTTCACCAATGCCTCCAACTTCTCTTTCGACGACATCTCCCGCGCCATCAGCGACCAGCTGCGCGAGGGTGACGCCGAAGATAAGTGGCTTTGGCCTGAAACGGTGTGGCCGGACAGCTTCATCTACCGCAATGACACCAAATACCTGAAACAGAAGTACCTCATCGATGATGACGGCAAGGCCGTGTTCGTCGGCGAACCTGTAGAAGTCGTGCGCAAACCCACTGAGTACGAGATTAAAACCAACGGAGAGAACGATCCGATGAAAGAACTGATTATCAATGCGCTGCAAGCCGCTGGTAAGCCGACTGAAGGCAAGTCCGACGCCGAGCTGATGGACGCATACAACCAGATGAAGGCCGAAGAAGTCACCGCCAAGAAAAAAAACGATGAAGAAATCGACCCGGAAAATGGCAAGCCCAAGAAAAAAGAGCAGGCCACCAATAACGAAGAGATGCCAGCGTGGGCGCAGAAACTCGCCGATCGCGTGGACGTCGTTTTTAACAGCCTGAACGCGAACGCCGACAAAGAGAAAGGCGAAAAGCGCGCGGCCGTGAAACTGGCACTGAACATGAGCGATGAAGAAGTCGCAGATCTGGACGGCAAGGCTCTCGACCGTCTGTATGCCAACAGCCAGAAATCTACCGGCCTGAATGGTGCATTCCGCCAGGTCAACTCCTCTCAATCAGTCAGCGAAATGCCGGAGTAAAAAATGGCTAAAGACGGAAAACACGTAATTCACGCGGGCGGTATCTTCGCAAACCCACAACTTCACCGTGAAGGTGCAGCAGCCGCGGATACGCCTCCAGGTACGATTGGTTTCTTCGACAACACTACGAAGAAATTCACCGCCTCCGTGGATGGTAATGAAGCCGCGATCCTCTACGTAGCCAACTATGACTACCTGCGTTGCAAAACCGTAGATGACGTCATCAAGGCTGGCGACTGGGTTGTTGCTTTCCACCCAACCCCAGGCGTTTTCTTCAACGTTCCAGCTGCAGCAGGCACTTACACAAAAGGGCAGCCACTCTCTGTGGCCAACGGTCGAGTTAAAGCTGTCGGTACTGGTGAATCGGTCCGCTGCTACGTAGAAGAAGACCGCTCATACACCATTGCAACGGCAGGTGACCTCCTGCGCGTGGTCATTAAATAAGGAGCACCTGAATGTTTGTATTCTCCACTAAGCAGGCGACCGAAACCGGGAACCTCGAAGCCAACATGGCTCAGTTCAATGAACTGACGTTCGCTCGTAACTCCAGCGCTCAGGCCGTGGCAGACTTTATTGCTCGTACCCGCGTTCGCGGTGAAGCGGCAAATGCCCCGGTACTGGACGCGGTAAACGCAGTCGACGATATCCGCCGTCTGTACAAGACCTATGACCAGACCGTGCTAAAGCAATTCGAGCCAAACACCGAATTCACGCTGCTGAACGACCTGATGCCGTTGTCTCGATCCGTTCGTCTGGAAGAGTCTGTGTATGAGTACGCTCGTACTGGCGGCCGTGGCTGGGCGCATACTTCCATGTCCGGTCAGATTGGTGCTGCGCTGGATGCGAAGTCTTACACCTTCGATGGCACCATGGTGCCGATCCACGACAGCGGCTTTAAATTTAACTGGCGTGACCCGGTATTCAATAAAGGATCTGCGCTTTCATCCCTGGCGGATGCTCAGGCCGGTTCTGTGGATGATGTGCGTCGCCAGTATGTCGACTATATCTGGGAAGGCTTCCGCGATGCAGCCGGTAACTACATCAAATTCGATGACAAGACCTGGAAGGGACTGCGTCACGATGAGCGTGTGGCGCAGGTAACGCTGACCGTTAACTTCGCAACCAGTACCGACCCGAAAGCCATGCGTGCCGCGGCAATCGCCCTGCGTGACGTCCTCAAGCTGCAAAACATGCAGTACGGACAGCAAACGTGGTACGTATCCAGCGAAATCATGTCCAACTGGGAACAGTACTTCGATGTGAACTCTCTCCGCACTGTGCTTGAAGAGATCTTCAAGCTGTCAGGCATCTCGGCAATCAAAGAAGATGCTGAGCTGACCGGAAACGAAATCGTAATCGTGCCGCTGCAGGCTGGCGTGATTGCACCGATCGTCGGTCAGGCCTTCGGTACCGTCGCAGACCCGCGCCAGTTCTATAACTCAGATTACGTTTGGCGTACCTGGGGGGCTGCTGGCCTGATGGTCAAGCAGGACATCAACGGTCACTACTCTGTTATTCACGCTTCGAGCTAAGGAAATAACATGGCACTCGTAAAGGTATTGGTAGCAAACCTCTTTGCCGGTGCCAGCCTTCAAAAGCTGGAGGCTGGACAGGTTTATGACGTCGATGACTCAATCGCTGAAAAGTGGATTGAGCAGGGCAAGGTTGAGAAATCCACCGAGAAGAAGGGTGAAAAGCTCGTCTTCGAAGTGGCGACACCGTCTGCGCCTGTGGCAACTGGCACATCCGATTTGCAGGCAAAACTCAATGAAGCTCTGGCTCAACTGGAACAGGCCAGATCTGAAATCGAGGCTAAGGATAAAGAGCATGCCGGGGTGATTGAGCAGTTGAAACAGGAAAGTGCAGTTAAGTTGGGCGCAGAAACAAAACGCGCTGACGAAGCAGAAGCCGCACTGGCAGAAGCAACCAAAAAGGCGAAATAACCATGGCTGACCCAATCACAGCGGCAGACGTGCAGGCGTTCCTCGGTGAATTGGGTTACTCCATTCCGGGCGCGCTGCTGGATCCGATTCTCTGCGTGGTGAACAAAATCATCCCATGCCTCGACGGGGCCGGGTATGACGAGTGCACCGCGAAGCTGATCCTGATGTACGCCGCCGCGCTTATGGCTACGTCTTCCGGAGCGCGCCGCATCAAATCACAGGGTGCGCCGTCCGGCGCGTCCCGTTCGTTTGAATATGGCGACGACAGCATCACATGGCTGCGCGACTCGCTGGCCCGGCTCGATACCAGCGGCTGCACCGGTGAGTTGCCGATTAGCGCCGGGAACAGTGTCGGGTTCTTTGATGTGGTCGGGGGCTGCTGATGACGTACAAATCAGTTAAGCACGGCCTGCCGCGCTCGTTCACTCGAGTATGGGTGATAACTGACACCGGGCGGGAAACTACCGGGTACGTGAAATCTAACGGCGAGTGGCATATCAACTGTGAGCGCATCCGGGCGACTGGCGCGAAGGTACTGCGCTGGAAGGAGGGCTGATGTCATCGGTAGCGAACTGGAGCTATACCGCCACGGCAACCATCTGGCGCAAGTTGGAGGGAAATGACGAATACGGCGACCCGCTGGGCTATGCCGTGCCTGAGCCAATCCTCTGCGACTACGAGGGCGGGCTCAGCAAGAAGTTAGCCAGCCTGGGCGCTGAAATCGTCGTGAAGAATACCGTCTGGACGGAGTTTGCGCTGGCGTCTGCTGGTGATTACCTGCTGATTGGCGTCTCGACCGAAGCCGACCCGGTTGTGGCCGGTGCCGACGAGGTGCGGCAGGTTATCCGCTACGCCGACACGTTCGAGCGCCTGGCGGATGATTATGCGATACTGACAGGCATATGATTCAGGGAGGCTTTATGGATATCGACCTAATCACCATGTCTATCTCAGCGCTGGCTTTGGCTATCTCTGTGTACGCCGCTGTGCCGGTTCCTGAGCAGAAGTCCAAGCAGATTAAGCGCACGCATCCCGATCAGCTTCCACCCGAGGTGAGAAAGCTCATTGAGAACGTTGATGAGCTTGAGCGCAGGGTTAAATTACTCTGATTACGCCATCCTGACTGGAGTCGGATAAACCTGTGCAATAATGGCCCAAAACATTAAATGGAATGACAGGTGATGGGCTTTCAATATTGGCTTGCGGTATGTGGAATTTTTCTGACCGGCCCCTTTGCGTTTGTTCAGTCGATTATCTTTTTGCGACGAGGTGTCTATACAAAGACATTTAAGGGGACGACGCGAAAGGAGTACATCCATAAAGACAGCAAACCAATTGAATACTGGTTCAGCGTTATTGCTCAAATGATTATTGGCGTTGTGATGATTGGATTGGGATTCTGGTTATTAGATGACCTACCTGCCTTTCATAACTGGCGCACTGAAATCCACGCAATGCTCCCTTTTTGATTCACCTTTAAATGACACCAAACCTCGCTCAGGCGGGGTTTTTTATTGCCTGGAGAAAGCCATGGGCATCAAAGTGAAGGGCATCAGCCAGGCCAAGAAGCACCTGAACGATGTCATCAACGACGTTAAGGGGCGCAAAGTAATTCGCGCGCTGCAGTCGGCGATGATACTTATCGGTACCAGGGCGGCCTATTACACCCCGATCGACACATCCACGCTGATTAACAGTCAGTTCCGTGAAATCGACGCTGGCGGGGTGTTCATTACCGGTCGCATCGGCTACTCAGCCAACTATGCTGCGTACGTCCATGAGGCGTCAGGCAAGCTGAAAGGCCAGCCGCGCGCGCACTTTGGTACTACCCGTGCCGGACAGCAGTTCGGCGGCGGGACCGAAACTGGCAACTACTGGGATCCGCATGGTGAACCTCAATTCCTGACTAAAGGCGCGAATGACGAGCGCGATAACGTTGACGCGGTGATGCGCAAGGAGCTTTCGCTATGAGCAGAGATACATTTCACCACTGTGAAGATAGCCGTGGGCATCGGCAGGTATTTGTTAATGGCAACAAAATTAGCCGTGTCGTATGGGCTGATGAAGAGAGAGGGGTTGTGTGTTTTCATCCTGAACCGCTTAGATGCCATAGGCGAGGACCTTTGCGTGTTTATTCTCGCAAACTGCGCGGCAAGGTGACGGTTGTCTTTAATGACGAGGCGAAAACCAAATGACACCCATGATGCACGAGCGGGTGCGCAATATGTTCGGCGACGCCGGGCTAACGGCCGGCTTCACGGTGCAGCAGTTGATGTACGACGACCCGGGTGACCTTTCAAAGGCGATCATGGTGTTCAGGCCAAACGGCGGTTCGAATATCCGCACCGATCTGGGATCTGAGTATCACGTACTGGTCGACGTCGTCGGCGCGAAAGATAAGCGCAAAGACGCGCTCAGTGCTGTGCAGCGCATCGTCGATTACGTCCAGGCTAACCCCATGGCTGACGAGTGCGTCGGCTACATCCAGAACATGGGTGCAATCCCGGCACCGGTTCCCACAGAAGAAGGGCGAATAGTCTTCCGACTGCAGTTCGCCTGCACTTACGGCGAATAGCCATTCCCAACCAAATAACCCGCTTCGGCGGGTTTTCTTTTATACGTCAAAGAGGAGTTTCACATGGCTGACTGCCCTAACTCGAACGAGCGCCTGTTCGGCGGTGCGATCGTGCTGGAGGTCGCTGACGGCTGTCCTGATGTAAAACCTGAAGAATCAGAGTGGAAATCTCTGGCTGCGGGCACATCAAAGGGCTTCGACTTCAACCCAAACTCGGTTACATCAGCGCGGCACGTAACCACTTTGGCATGAGCCGCGCCGAGGCCTCGCAGTTAACAATGACAGAATTTCAGATGCTTCTGGCGGCGAAATACCCGGACCAGAAAGGCTTCACTCGCGAAGAGTACGACAGTATCGCCGACGATTACCTGGCTAAACAGGCCGCGCGCAGGGCAAAAGCAAAGCAATAACCGGAGAATGACATGGCAGACCAGAAGAGCGCCGGCAGCATCGTTTATGAAATCAGCGCCGATGTAGAGCCGCTGCTGCAGGGTGGTAAGCAGGCCATTGACGCTCTGGACAAACTGGACTCTGCGGCCCAGCAGTCCGGAAAGGGAATGGATAACCTCGACCAGAGCGCGTCACAAACCGGGTCAGCGTTTACTGAGCTGTCCGGTTATGCCAACTCCATGGATAACCAACTGCGCAAGCTGAATACCAATGTAAGCGGCATTGCCCGCGCAATGGAAGAGGCTCGCAGCGGTACCGGCGGCGCTAACAGTGAGTTTAATCGTGCGGAATCCATCATCGAGGCGCTGGGTAACCAGTTGGCAGTACTGGACGAGGCACAGGAGAACGGTGCGCGTAGTGCTGCTGTCCTGGCAGCCCAGCTTCGCGCAGGTTCGAAAGCAACCGACGAAGAAAAACAGAAGATCCGCGCGCTGACACCGCGTTTGGCTTTACTGCTGCCATTCCAGACATTGACCTGAACCTCTTCGACGGTGTTGACGTCCAGTCGCCTTCCCGGTACGTCATTGCCACGTCTCAGGAGCTGGATGCAGGGCAGTGGACCATCACCGCCAAGCAACCTGACGGCAAGGGAAGTACCGCATTAACCCTCGCTGAGTATAGCGATCTGATTTACCAATAAGACCTATCCCGACCATCACAACCCGGCCACCGCGCCGGGTTTTTTTATGGAATAAATATGGCTACGCAACCAACTAATCTGCCTGTACCAAGCGAATCACCACGCGACCTTAAGTTCAACGCCGGTAAAATTGACGAGTTTGTTACCTCGCTGGTAAATACTTATGTTGACCGGCTCGGTAATGAGCATTACACCATCGAAGGACTGCGGTGGCTTGCGCAGCAGGCTATTGCCCAGTATGGATGGATCCTCATTGACTCCTTCCAGACCGGCGCTGATATCACCCTTCCCAACCAGGCTCTTCGTGATGAAGACACCGGCGAATACTACCGCTGGGATGGAGCATTGCCTAAGCATGTTGATGCAGGCTCTACCCCAGCATCCGCCGGCGGAGTGGGCGTTGGCGCATGGCTTGGCATTGGTGATGCAAGCTTGCGTGCAATGTTGGCCGCGTCGACTGGTGCTGGACTGATAGGGTTTGGTTCTGAAACGGTTGAATCAGCGCTTAGCACGTTACCAGCAGGTAAAAAGGTTTATGATCTCATCATTGTTTATGGCCAATCGAATGCTGTTGGCTGGGCGCAGGATACTCCAGGATTTCCTACTGTAATCCATGATAAAGCCAAGTATTTCAATCCGGTCACAGGAGTGATCGGTAAAATCATTAAAGCCATTCCGAGCTCATCGGGGCAGACAAGTACGGGTCACGGTTGGGCATCATTTGCCAATGAATACATTCGACTCACCGGTCGTGGAGTTGTCGTAGTTAATGGTGCTTATGGTGGCACCGCTATTGCAGACCTGGCGAAACCAGCCACACCTGGAACCACTCTGTACGATAAACTCACGGCTGCGGTGAATAGCGCCAAGACGCAAATGACTGCAAACAATTTGCCTATTGGTAACACGTACGCGATCTGGAACCAGGGTGAGCAAGACGCTGTTGTTAACACCTCAGCCTCTGTCTATCGCGCAGCTCTCAATAAGCTCATCGATGACATGAGTACAGACTTCAGTATTAAGAGGTTTATCATTCAGACGCTCTCAAGCTGTTATCTGTACACCAGTGAATACAAAGTGGCGAGAATTCAGCAGGCCCAGAGAGATGTCGCTGCCGCAAGATCTGATACGCTAATTGGAAGCAATGCTCAAACGCGATTTACCGTTAATAATGGTCTTCTGCAGTCCACGGATAATGTTCATTATACTCAGCGAGGATATAACATTGCTGGTAAGCAACTCGCTGGCTCTGTGGCGTCGATAAATTTTGACGATTTAGCAGCTGCAGAAATTGAGCTTGATTTGTGGGGGGGCATGCTTTCATCAGGAAAACGGAGAACAAAGCTAACACATGTGAGAGTAAAAAAATCCGGTGGTTCATGGGGCGTATATTCAGAAAACGATAGTACCGGCTCGTATACTCAGCAGGGTGTTGATGGCGCAAACCTGGTATCAGATAAAGTACAAATACCGTTTCTTGGTGCCGGATCTCCGTTCTATTCTGGTGAGGTCGTAACGCCTAACAGAGCAATGCAGCAGTTTAACCTTAGCGTCATTGGTGCCCCTGTCACTATCGATTCGGCTAACGGGGTGTATGGAAGAGAATATCAGGTTTTCGCCAACCTGAATTTTACCGTTAATTCTTCTGGAGGCATGAGCGTATCAGGAGGGAGCGCAGATCAGTTAGCTATGGTTCAGGGCTGTGTGGGAGCAGTTCAGAGCGGTTCTACAGTAACGCTGACGCTCAAGGGCGGGGCATGCTATCAGTACCCGGTGGCAACCGCATTCGGTGCTGGAAGTATCTTTGCCAATGGAACCTCGACAACCACTGTGACTATCAACTTTGCTGGTGGTGCTACAGGCGCTCTCGTAAACTGGCCAAATGTACCTGTTCCTCTAAGTGCCGTACCAAATGGCTGTGAATTTAGCTGTGTTGCATTTATTGGCAGCTCTACAGATTAATACAATAAGCCATGGATGGCTAAACCATGCATGCAATGTTAGAATGAAATGACTTTAGTCATCAGTATGGTGTTGCGTGTTCAATAACAGATTGTTTTTTATCATCATTGCTATAATTTTTTCCTTGCTTGTTGCATTACAACTTACAAAGATTGTTGAATTACAACCAGTTTTAATGATTGGTGAGTTTTGTATAGTGATATGGGCAGTAAGCAGAATTATTAATAAATAAAAGCGCCTTGTAGGCGCTTTGTTTATTTACTTTCTACATAATTCTTTCTAAGGTTTATAAATGGCTTTTCTATTAAAGTAAATGTCATTACTGACACAACTATAATTGCAGGTAGAATAATTAAAGCTGTGGCTACTGCTGAGTTAATCCATCGATAAATAAATCCAGTGATTGTAGATGTGTCAGATGGCTCCTTGGATATGTCGCCCCTAAAGTGCAAAAAAAACAACCATCGCTGATGCTATGAAGCTTAAATGGTCAAGTCGTGAAAGATATCCGTAATTCTTCGTCTGCACGTTAAATTTTATCCTTAAGCCCGAAAAGTTTTCTAATCTTGTTGCGACGCGCGATCTTTTTATCTTGCGTAGCGATGATTCGGTCAAAGTCATTGCGTGTTATGCAAACCTTCCCCGGATAATCGCAATCCCCAATCACATCAGTAAGTACCCACCCTGTGCCATAGGTAATGAAGTAGTTTGAATCGTTAAGATTGCAATCAATGACAAAGGACTCTGCACCGCTGGGAAAGGTTATCTTGTCACGGTTAAGATAGATATAGTCATGTATTCTCAT